TAATGCAAAAACTGCACAAGGTGGAAGTAACTACTACCCAGATGTAATCTTTACACAGTCAACATTTATCTACTGGACAGATCATATCTCTGCTGGTTCTAATTGGGGAACAGATACTACAACTGCATACACAAGTGTAATTCCAATTACGATTGACTCACTCACAGGTGGAACAGACGATTATGCTCTAACTGCTGGTGAAATGGAACTTGCATACGATAATTTTGCTGACACAGAATCACTTGACATTAACCTAGTATTGGGTGGTCGTGGTGGTGGAGTTGGTGATACTGCATCTACTATGGACACACATGGAACAATGATTACAGCTCTTTGCGAAACTCGTAGGGATTGTGTAGGATTTCTTTCTCCATATCGTGCTGCAACAGTTGGTGTTTCTCTTTCATCTACAGCAACACAAAATGTAAAAATTGGATTTGATGGACTACCATCTTCATCTTATATGGTGTTTGATAGTTCATACAAGTATATGTTTGACAAGTACAATGATGTATTTAGATTTGTACCATTAAATGGTGATACTGCTGGTCTTTGTGCATTCACTGATAACGTAAGAGATGCATGGTTCTCTCCTGCTGGATACAATAGAGGTAGAGTAAGAAACGCAATCAAACTCTCACTCAATCCAACAAATGCAGAAAGAGATATTCTCTATCGTGCAAGAGTTAATCCAGTTGTAAACTTTCCAGGCCAAGGCGTAACACTATTTGGTGATAAGACTGCTCTAACAAAACCAAGTGCATTTGATAGAATTAACGTCAGACGATTATTCTTGGTTCTTGAAAAAGCAATTGCAACCGCAGCTAAGTTTCAACTCTTTGAATTTAACGATGAATTTACAAGAGCACAGTTTAGAAATTTAGTAGAACCTTTCTTGAGAGATGTTCAAGGTAGAAGAGGTATTTCAGACTTTAGTGTTGTCGCTAACGGTACTAACAATACAGGTGAAGTTATTGACCGAAATGAGTTTGTAGCTGACATCTTTGTTAAACCTGCAAGGTCTATTAACTTCATAACTCTAAACTTCATAGCCACACGAACTGGTGTGGCGTTTAGTGAGATAGGAGGTTAATCATGGCTAATATAGATGACTTTAAAGCAAACTTAATCGGTGGTGGAGCAAGAGCTAACCAGTATAGAGTAACAATTACTCCACCCTCTGGAATTGCAATAGGACTTGATGTAAGTAGAACTTCTTTTCTATGTACTGCTGCAGCATTGCCTGGCGCAACACTTGGAACTTTTGAAGTACCATTTAGAGGAAGAATTATTAATATAGCTGGTGATCGTCCTGCATTCCCAGATTGGACAACAACTTTCTATAATGATACAGACTTTATGATTAGAAATGCAATGGAACTTTGGAACAATGGTATTAATGGTTTTGCAACCAACACTGGAGTAACTTCTCCAGCTGATTATCAAACTGATTTAACTGTAGAACAGTTAGATCGTGATGATACGGTTTTAAAATCTTATATTTTAAGAAATTGTTTTCCACTATCTATTGGTGAAATTGCACTATCTTCAGCTGAAGCCACAGAGATTGAAACATTTGAAGTAACTTGGAAGTATCAGCATTTTGAAGCTTCTGGCGTAAACTTCTAATTTAAACCTACTAAATAGAAGACAATAGTAGGAGATATTATGGCGGAATTATTTGGTTTCAAATTTGAAAGAGTCAAAGACAGTGGTTCTCAAGAGCAATTTACTGAACCTAATTCAGAAGATGGCTCTATTGAGACTGCTGGTGGAGGCTTTTATGCACAAACTTTAGATACAGATGGTAGACAACGAACTGAGTCTGACTTAATTCGTAGATATCGTGACATTGCTCAACAACCAGAGTGTGACAGTGCGATTGAAGATATTATTAATGAAGGTATTGTTGCCAATGAAAAAGACCAAGCCGTTGCAATTGAACTAGATAGACTAGCATATCCTAAAAAAATCAAAGACCGAATTAGAGAAGAATTTGATTCGGTCTTAGAACTTCTAGATTTTGATACTAAAGGACACGACATATTCAGACGTTGGTATGTTGATGGAAGACTTTATTATCATAAAGTTATTGATACAAAAAATCCTAAAAGGGGTATTCAAGAACTTAGGTATATCGAACCAGTTAAAATTCGTAAAGTAAAAGAAGTTAAGAAAGTATTAAAATCTAACTCTAGTATAGATATGATTAAAGGTGTACAAGAATATTATATGTACAGCCCTAAAGGACTAAGATCAGGTTCTTCAGAAGGTATTAAGATTTCTCCAGATAGTATCACTTATGTTCCAAGTGGACTTGTAGATGCAAATAAGGGTCATGTTCTTTCTTATCTTCATAAAGCAATTAAACCAGTAAATCAACTAAGAATGATTGAGGACGCACTTGTTATCTATCGTATATCAAGAGCTCCAGAAAGACGTATCTTTTATATTGATGTTGGTAACTTACCTAAAATTAAAGCAGAACAATATCTAAAAGATGTTATGAATCGTTATCGTAACAAATTAGTATATGATGCATCTACTGGAGAAATCAGAGATGATAGAAATCATATGTCTATGTTAGAGGATTTCTGGTTACCTCGCCGTGAAGGTGGTAGAGGAACGGAGATTACTACTTTGCCTGGCGGTTCTAATCTTGGTGAGATTGACGATATTACATATTTCAAACAAAAATTGTTTAGGTCATTAAATGTACCTATGTCTCGTATGGAAGCTGAAGCAGGATTTAGTCTTGGTCGTTCTACAGAAATTACAAGAGATGAATTAAAATTCACAAAGTTTGTACAAAGACTGCGTAAGAAATTTACTCCTCTATTTACTGATATTCTAAAATCACAACTTATTCTTAAAGGTGTGATTACTTTAGAAGATTGGAAAAAAATGGGGCAGCATATTCAGTATGACTTTCTGCAAGATGGTCACTTTGCTGAACTGAAGAAAGCTGAATTACTTGAAGATAGAATTAATGCATTAGGAAGTATTGAATCCTATATTGGTACATTCTTCAGTAAACAATGGGTACAGAAAAACGTACTAAATCTTACTGATCACGAAATAGAAGATATGCAAGATCAGATAAATAAAGAAGCTGGACTTGATCCAGAAGATGGTGGAGTTGATATTCCACAAAACACTGACGGTATTACACGTTACCCATCAATGGATGGCGAACCAATACCTGCAGATGACGTATCAAAATATGATGGTGAAGAACCACCAGAAGATAATGGAGATAAAAAATGAGTGCAGAAAATTTTGTAAACTCGTTAAGCACTGGCGATAACTTAGGTGCAGAAACAGCCTTTAAAGATGAAATGACTAGTAGAGTTGCTGATGCTTTAGAGGGAAAAAGAAAAGAAGTGGCAGGAACTTTTGTAAAAAACCATATACCAGAAGTAGAGGATAATGAAGAAATTTCATCAGATTAATATGCCTGAAAAGGACGAGCATAAAAAAACGAAAGAGTATAAAAAACTTTCTCCGAAGATGAAGGAGGCGGTAGACGATATTTTTATGAAAATGGATGCTAAACCTTCAGATTTCCTAAATACTTTTGAAAAGACAATAAAAGAGATATCTAAAAAATATAAGGTGCCAGAAAAGCAACTTATGGGATATTTTGAAAAAGAAATGTTAGCATTTTAAGGAGTTAAATAATGGCATTTGTAACGACAACATTGAGAGATACAGTAGTTACTGCTGGAAAACAAGGTGGTATGGTAACAATTAAAGCAGTCTTTGATAATGATACTGCAACTAATCTTATTCTAGACGGAGATGGATTAGATGGATTTGCGAATGGCGCTAAGTTAGATTTACTAAGAGCATGGTGGTCTTTTACACAAGGTACTGCTGCTGGAAATACTGGAGATTGCATTATAGAATTTAAAGGTGCGTCATCTGATATTGTTGCATTACATCTTGCAGGCACAGGACACTATGATGGTTCTGCTGGTGCAATAAAAGCTGCTGCAACAAACACAACTGTAACATCCTCTGATATAACTGGACAAACCAGAGGAACTTCTGGATTTGTAATTCTTGAACTTAGAAAAGATGAAGCATATACTGCATAAAGGATAAGATAATGTACACATTAAAATTAATATCTGAACATATCGAACAGGATACAGATTTCTTAATTGAAGCCAAAGAAGATGGTAGTAAAACTTATAAGATCAAAGGTATCTTCATGCAGGCTGATGTTAAAAATCGTAATGGTCGAATCTATCCTATGGAAGTACTAAATAAAGAGGTAAGAAGATATAATAAAGAATATATCAACGAGAAACGTGCATTTGGAGAACTTGGTCACCCTGATGGCCCAACAGTAAACCTTGAGAGAGCATCTCATATGATTACTGGTTTATATCCAGATGGTAAGAATTTTGTTGGAGAGGC